TTAAACCCTTATCCATATAGGTATGTGCGCTATATGAACCCAATTTTGTTATATCACCCTGTTCTGTTGATTTGTCTGACAAATACGCTTCTGGATATCTATTCCTAATTTGTAGAGCAATCCCTGCGCCCATAGCGCAAAAACAATTACAACCATGAACGATAACATCGAACTCGCCAGCATCAAATAAATCTAATAAATCACCTTTAATAATTTTCATTCTATATCCTCTAAAGTATTAGCAACAGTTTTATCATCCCTAACGCGAGAAAAAATTGGTAGGAATAAAGATTTAATATCTGAATCTCGGTTTGAAATAATACAATTATATTTTACCTCGATAATTTTACCAACATAAGATTCTGGGTTATCTCGCTCACCTCGTTTATGTTTAAATCCAGAACCAACATTTACTCGCAATCGACCACAAGCAGTTTCACAAATTAATGATCCCAACATACCTTCAAATTGAGTTCCTGGAGTACCATATTCAAAACCAACAACCAATAGATCCATAGGGTCTTCTGCTTTTAATTTTAATTGGTATTTAGATCGTTTGGCTTCCCATACACCATCCATTGCTTTAAGAATTCCGCCTTCTTCGCCTCGTTCTAGATTACGCTGATATTTTTGCATAACTTCTTCGCGAGAATTTACAATCTCGGATTCAACAATTTGTAATTTAGTTTGATTTTCTGGAACTGCTAGCCCAACAAATTTAAATCTTGTAGCATAACCAACTGAACAATATTCGTTTAAAAAATCATCATAAGGAATATAATCCCAGAGAACAACATACAACCCCTTAGCTTCTTCTGAGGTAATTGTTCCACGAACAGCTTTTGTTACATAACCATTAGATACTTTGCGTTCTGCTACTCGACCATCAGGATAGCGCCACATTAATTCGCCATCTAGAATACATCTTTCATGTGTTGCAATTTCAATATCATCAAAACATGAGATATCTAGAATATTACCATTTCTGGTTGTAGCCGATACGAATTTTCCACCATCAAACTCTAGATTAATTCTAGAACTATCCATTTTACAATTATGGACCAGAATATTGTCAGCAAAAAAATTATTAGTATTTTCGACCGTTATATCGTATAACAAATTATCACACTCTATCTCAACTACATTTTCTATTTTCATAGTTCTCATAATAAATTTCCAATTTAAAGCTGTATATTGATAATAAATAGTTGACCGTTTAAATGAATATTAAACGATGCTTATCGCGGAATAGCAGTTCCCATAAGCACTAATCATCAACTATCAAATATAGGAATCGATATGACCAGCAATAATATTTATACTATTACCGAACAACAACGATTAAATTTTAAACCGACTTATTTAATGATTAAACAACATTCAATAACAGGTAAAAAATATTTTTGTAAAACTGTAACATCCAACCCTTTAAAATATTCTGGGTCAGGGGATTATTGGTTAAAACATATAAAAAAGCACGGAGTTCAATTTGTCGAGACAATATGGTATAAATTGTATACTGATATAGACGAATTAGTAAACTATGCTTTACAATTTTCTATCGAAAATGATATTATTAAATCTAAACTCTGGGCGAATAAAATGTTAGAAAACGGGTTATCTGGCGGGTTATCTAAAGATTTGTTATCAGAACAGACCATATTAAATATGGTTAATGCTCAATTAAATAGATCCCCAGAAGCTAAATTTATCTCTAAAACAAAATATAAAAATACTATACAGAATAGATCAGAGTTTAAAAAATTAGAACTATCTAATAAAATTAGAAAAACAAAATTAGCTATGACTTCTGAACAAAAAGCAGAACAAAAACGTAAAGAATACGAAACAAAAGCAAATAGATCCCCTGAACAAAAAGCAGAACAAAAACGTAAACAAAGCGAGTCTTATTTAAAGACATTTAATTCTAAATCTGATGACAGTAAACGCGAACAATATACAAAAAGAGCAAAAACAATGTCACTAAAATCTGAAGAAGAATTAGCTTCTATCTACGCAAAAATAAGTCGCCCAGGTAAATTAAATCCTATGTACGGTAAACCTCGCCCAGATTTAATTGAAAATAATAAAAATCCTATAAAACGACAAAAACAAATACAAACGCGCAAAAAATTAGATCTTGAGAGAAAATTACGTAGATTTAAAATTGAAACTGAGATTAAATTTTACGAGAAAATATTAGAATTATCTTCAATCCACTCAACGTACACTAAATCCGGAAAAATAAATTTTAATACATTAGCTAAATATTTTCCTGAGTATAATGGTTCAACTCAAGCAACAACAGCAGCTCTGCGTAGATTTTATGAATATTACACATCAACTAAAATAATATCGGATGACGATAATTCATCTACTCTAATATAGGCGTCTTTATTGATACACCAAATTAAATGATTTCCAGTTAAAGGTTTGGTGTATTCTCCGTTTTCCATTTTAAGTTTATACCATTTATGGTGTATAGTTTGTTTATTAACAAATTTATCTAATACCGTATTATATTCAACTTTATTTGTATGGTGATTAAATGATTTAACTTTAATATCTTTAATATCAGATTCAATTAATTGTTTTATCGTCATATTACCCTCTGTTGTATTAAGAACCCAATCTTCCGATAAACACTGAAAAATAGCTGGATATTTAATATTCTTTTCGGTTTTCTCATTGAATTTGCCGCACAATAAAACTGGATATTCTGGAATTAAATCTTTCCAAATTTTATTTACAGTTTTTGCGCTAACGCCACATTTTAAATCGCGTTCGATAATACGATATAAAACTTCTTGATCATCTACTGGCAATTTACCTAGTATCATAGATACATATTCGATAGCTTCATTACCAGTAAGCTCTCTATTACAAATATTAACTTTAATGCTGGATAAAGCGCCAATCAAATCTACGGTAATACCGTTATTTGGAGAAACTGGAGGACGTTTTTTAATCCAATATTTAATTCTTGGGTTATAAGCAAATAAAAATACAGCTCGCACAACCGGATTATCAACATATGATTTTAATAGAGCGATTTTGTCGTTAGTGCCTGATGTTGCTGCTAGTTGATTCAATAAATTTAACATAATTTTTTCCGTAGTATACAGTTATTGTACTCTATTGTGCGCTAGAAGTCAAGCACTTTTTTGATAATTGCTGTACAGCTAAATTCTTGGCTTTACTTTCGCACATCATGTCTGCCCAGCTAAGGTGCGATAATGCCCAATCGTTGACGGCAGTGTTCCAGTAGAAATCTGAATGCGCACGCAATTTACTTTTAGTATGACCTGCGGCTATAAGAGCTGCGAGATCTGGTAGAGTATGGGGACAATGATTGGCGAGAGTATCTTCTCGGCTAATAGAATAATGAATAACAGGGCGAACGCCTCGCCAACTTTGAATAACCTGAGCAATCCTCGGGTCATCTGGCGAGATGTATTCTCCAGTTTTAATAAAATGATGGTGAATATCCAGAACGACAGGAATCCTGTCAGAAATACTAAGACAAGCATCAAGTCCATGAGCGAACTCCTCATTTTCAATAGTTATACAATTTTTAGCGACATCGCTGAGTCGGTCGTAGGCAAGTAAAAAACCTGCTGGACCAAGTTTACCCGAGATATGTACATTGATTTTCATATCTTGAAACACACGACCATAACCCATCCAACGAGCCATATCTGCATGGTATTCGAACTCGGCTATGCTATTTTCTACTACATCTGGACGATCACTGGCTAACACGCAAAATTGACCAGGATGAAAAGACAAGCGCACACCACGAGCACGAGCAACGGATCCGATAGAGTCAAAGCCTGTTTGTAATAATTCTTTAACATGTGGTTGCTGATAAAAATAACTATAATCAGCATGAGTGTATACTGGAAGAATATCGCTGGATAAACGTACCATCCTTAATTTGTCATCAAGTGTTCCTACTTTTTCGACTAATCTGCGAGCGGCTGTAATATTTTGTTTGACCAAAGATAATAATTTAGCTTCAGCAGTTGATTTGATTTGACGGTTAAGCCAAGCAACGGTGGTGGTTCCGGTATTATATTTCTTGCAATCGTCAGTTGATTTAATACCATCAACTTGATCAGGGCGATCGATCCATTTACAAGCAAAACCTAGACGAGACATAACAAACTCCATAAAAAAGGGTATAGAGTTATTTTACTCTATACCCCTGTAGAAGTCAAGCACTTGTTAAACTATTTTACAAATTCTTCTAACTTTTCTTTATTTAACATACCAACGGTGCGTTTTTCTTCTTTACCGTTGTTGAAAATAATCAACGTAGGCACTCCACGGACGTTATAGGAATGTGCCAACTCTGCATGCTCATCAATATCTACCTCAACAACATTAATTGCTGGTGGGTGTTCCTCGATGATTTTCGATAACATAGCACAAGGTGCACACCACGAAGCTCCAAGTTTAACCAACACTCTACCCTTAGACGGGATAATATCACTCATTTTCTTTTTCCTTTAATAATTTCTTTAAATGTTTAATTTCACGTTTTAAATTACCCATTTCATACACACTCCAACCAAGTTCTTCTGCTTGTTTACGAATATTAGCAAGGTAATCGTGATCGGATCTGCTTAGATCTTCTGTGGGATACAACATCAATTTGTTATTATCCCAATCAAAACCTAGATGCACAGATTCAACGTCAATACACGGAGTTCCGCCAATTGCTGATGGAGTTTTAATTGGAATACAAACTCGAATATCTTCAGGGTTTCTGTTTCTTGATTGTTGCGATTCTACAATATAATTTATGCGTTGTTGAAATTCAAATAGATTCATGTTCTAGGTGTGTGATAAATGCATCAATTTCTGAACGTAATAATTTTAATTTATCTATGAAAGCTGGCATATCTAAATTAGCATCATAGTGAATTCGAGATTTTCCATGACAATCTGCTAACTCTAAAAATGTATATCGTTCAGCTGGTTTACCTCTATTAGAGACAACTCCATCATGGCAACATACACTTCCTGTATAATGAGAATCCTCAGAATTTAACCACGTTCTTTTGTTATAAGTTTCCATAAACAATAATTTAATGTTAAAACTACTATTTATTTTATTGTAATACAAAATGATATGCGATTGAAACAATAACAATTAATGCTGCGGCTAAAATAGAGCCAATAAACAGTCCATCGATAAATCGTTTTATTTTATCCATTTACAGGTTTTGAACCAAAAAGTTGATGTAACTTATATTTAGCATCAAGCCCTTCTTGTTGAGATTTAACGGGGATATAAATCTCACAACCATTACCGATTTGCACATATTGTACACGTTCTGCTTGTGAAAATAAACAAGGATTAATACCAATATCTTCTAATTTCATAGAGTCTCCAGGATTTGTTGTAATTAGTTACCAAAAGTGTTTACATATTCACCCGTTTTAGTTACAACTTTCCAACCTCCAAATGTAGATATTCAATAAGTGATTCTCGACTTTCTTTGTATTGTTTATACAATTCTTGAAATTTTGGATCAGGAATCTTTGAATAATCAGCATAATAATTCAAAGCATTATCAAATCCTTCGCACTCAATATCTTCAATTAATTCATCAATCGTTGTTCTCATATTTAATCCTCAAATTCAATTCTAAAACAAGTTTTATCTTTAAACGTACGCCAAGCAGTAATAACGAAACTTGGTTTTTTCTCGACTTTTTTGTAGTTATTTTTTACAAATTCATCGTAAAATTTTTGACGTTTAAGTTCTCTGCGGTCAGCAAGCCAATCAGAAACTAAAAACCAAACATAAATCAAAAGTAACCCAACATCAAGAACTAAACCAACTGCAACTTCTTTTGGTGGCTCAAAAAATTGATATTGTAGCCCTACAGCTAAATATAGCAACGGTGCTACTACAAGAATAAATAGACACATAGTGATCATTGCTAACATTAGCAGCAAAATACTACCGCTAATAATAACATCCCAGAAATAACCACAGAAATTATCCGATATATGCCATTCATCTTTTACGGCTCGAACTAATTGATAATGCCAACTATTTTTGTTAAATTTTAGAGTATTCATGTTAATTAATGCAAATTGCGTTAGCGATTAACTCTTCACCGTAGTCTTCTTGATGCTCTTCAAAATACGAATCAGCAGTAAACTCTCCACGATCAAAAAATCCTAGAGTTGGAGTATAATGAACTTTTCGATATCCATTACCCTCATCATCTGCAGCATACACAACATCTAAGTTACCAAGACCTGGACGTTCGTATAACATTGTATTTAATGTGTCAACGTATTCTTTAAATGTCATAATTAACCTCGTGCTCTAGGAGCTGATTTTTCTGTGATAGTAATATAAGATTTTTGTTTAATCTCATCAATTGCTAAGGGTAAAGATTCGCGCATTTCTGCCACCTGAGCAGCAGAAATTTCGTCTAACAGATTTAATTCAACATGAAATCCATGATTAAATAAAAAATCATGCAATAAAATAGCAACTCGAGATTTTCCAGTTCCAGAAGTTCCTTCAATTGTAATATTTAAATTATTCATAATTAAACCTTGTCAGTAATAGCTCTAATTTCCGCCAATGTTGTTGTTTTAACTAATTGACTATCTTTAAATACAGTTTCTAAACAACCGTGGCGTTCTTGATCAACAGATACTTGATCAACTAATTTATAAACACCATCTGTTTGGGTAACCATTAATAACCCTTTAGCCGATTTCTTAATACCATTATCAGTTTTTGGATCTTTAAAGATTTCTACACCTGCACCATTAATCTCAGCATAGGTAGATTTCATGGCCATACCGTGAGTATCTCTGGTAACATATTGGAAACTGAATGAACCAATACCCAGCACAACATTACTTGATGCAAAACCTTTTTGTTCTAATCTACGGAAAATTTCCTCAGCACGTTTGTATGTGATAGAATCACCGTAAATAGCACCAATATGAGTATCTAATACTTTGTAACCGTTTTCAGTTAAAGTGCCACCGAAAATATCCCATAAACATTCAATTAAACCTTTTTGTTCAGGCGAAATCTCAACTTCTTCAAATTCAAGCACCCTACTGTTATCAACATAATAGTATTGTTTATCATAACGATTCCACTCAATTTCTACTTTAGCTTTATAATATTTGTCGCCAGCTTTATAAATTCTGGTTACAATATCTTCACCGCATTCGCCATGAGGAGTATCATTACGAATTTCGGATTCTATATCGTTTAACATATAGTTTTTAATCGAATCCAAACAGTCAATAGCAACATATTTTGCCGGCACAACTGGAATATCAATACCACACAGAATTTCAACTGGATCACCAGAATCTGGACGAATAATAACACGACCATCTCTAGCCATAATATCAGATTTTAATCGCACCAAATAATCGGTAATAACTTGCCAGAAATCCCATGTATCACTAACAATAGATACCATACCGCTTGGATAAATTTCGGTAATTAATCGTTTATAAGTATCAAATTCATCTTCTTTAGTACCGCTGCACATAACACTGTGTTCTGTAGCAGGAACCGAAACGCCAACAATTTCTGTATCGCTATCAGCAAAATAATAATCCTCAGCCAAATCAATTGCTGGGATATTATCTGTACCATAAGCGCCAGCTGCTAATACAGCAAAACCAGACGATGCAGCTGCGTGGCGACCTGCCATACCGCGAAAACCAAAATCATGGAACTGATACCGAACAAACTCTTTATCGGCTCCAGTAAGCTCTGCATAACGCAAACCCAATTTCTTGTAAGCCATATAAGTTGTGGCTGATGTAATTGGTTGCCATAATTCAGCTGATAATACCGATTCTAACATATTAGTTACCCAGAAAAATTCTGGTTTAGTATTAACCACAGTTAACATTGGAACGCCATATGGAACCATAGAACCTTCTGGTAAGGCTTTAATCTCAATTGGTAAATAACCCAATTTATGCAGCGCACGAATATGATCTACATTAACCTTATAACCAACGATATTTGAAACGCGACGTTGATATGAATTAACCACGCGATCAATTGATCGAGTAAAGAATGAATAATCCCAATCTTCAATCAAGTAATCTAAGATAAAATGTTGTAGACCAACAAAACAAATACCATCGGTTGGTACGTTTTGATTTTTACCTGAACGAGCGGTAAAGTTAGAATAAATTTTAGTTGTACCAGGAGCATACTGATCTTTATGGTTTACTTTATAGCTGTCTTTTTGGTGTAATGCGCTCATTTCAAAATTCCTATCAAGTTAAGGTATAGAGTTATTGTACTCTAATTCAAGTCAAATGTCAAGCACTTTTTACAGATGCTTTAAAAATTGCATTTCTTGTTCTGTTGGGAAAAATTTATGGATAATTTCTACTCTAGGATCTGTTTGTTCAAAGGAATCTGTGGTGTAGATAGCATCAACACCACCTTCAAATAATGGATCTAATCCACGCGAGAAAATACCATGAGTAACAAATAATCCAATTTTTCCTGCACCACGGTCTATTAACACTTTTGCCAATTCAGTGAAAGTAGCTCCGCCATCAGAAAAGTAAATTTTATAAATATATTATGCTAGTCGCGGTGCTACCAACACCCACTAGCTCTAAACATTTTCATTCAGATAAGGATTACCTATGTTCAGCACAGATATTTATACCATACTATCATCAAAACCTCATAATCAACATTATTTAAAACGATACGTTAAATTCATAGAATATTGTAACAATATTAATGCGCATTATACTGGTTATGTAGAATATCATCACATATTACCAAAAGCTAAGACGCTATTCCCTGAATATAAAAATTTTAAACAAAACCCCTGGAATAAAATAAAACTAACTCCAAGGCAACACTTTATAGCTCATTGGATGTTGTGGAAAATATTCGGCGGTTTTATGGCTTACGCATTTTCTATAATGCGTAGAAAATCTAAAGTTCAATCAGAAAGATATTTTCGATTAAATAGCAAATCGTATGGAGAATTGAAAATAGCAGTTAGCAAATCTCAATCAACCAGAATCATATCAAAAAAAACGATAGAGAAAATGAAAAAATCTCAAAAAAATAAACCTAAAATTCGATGCCCTCATTGCGATAAAATCGGGGATGAATCTAACATGAGAAGGTGGCATTTCGATAATTGTAAAGTTTTTACTGATAAATCTGTACACGAAGTAAAACAAAAATCTGATATTGTAACTTGCCCTCATTGTGGAAAAACCGGAAAAGAACAAGGTATGTTGGCTAACCATTTCTCAAATTGTAGTGTTATTAGAGGAGATTACCGAAAAGTAAAAGATAAGATAACATGTCCACATTGTAAAAAAGAAGGCGCGAACACATATGGGTTTAAGGTTTATCATTTCGATAATTGTAAAATTTTAACGGGAAAGATTATACGCGCAGTAGAATATGATTTATCTATAGTTAAGTGTCCGCATTGCGATAAAGAAGGGACAATGCACGGAATGAAATCAAGTCATTTCGAACACTGTCCTACACTCAAACCAGAATTACCGAAAATACAATGCCCGCACTGCAAAAAAGAAGGTAATAACAACGGCTATTTTAAATCTCATCATTTTGATAAGTGTAAACAAAAAATTTAATTAAAAAAGTTATAAATTACCTGAACTCTTGGATCTGTTTGTTCAAACGAATCTGTGGTGTAGATGTGATCAATATTATCGTTAAATAATACATCTACACCATAATCAAAAATTCCATGGGTAATAAACAACCCAATTTTACCTGCACCCCTAGCTTTTAATTCCCTAGCCAATAATCGGAATGTCATACCGCCTGAACAAATATCATCGACGATCAAACAATCTGCGCCATCCAAGTTATCCGATAACAATTCTGTTTTAGTAATGTTACCAGTTGCAGGATCTCGTACTTTAAGAGCCTGCAGAACATCAATTTTTGATGATAAATTATACCCTCGAGCAAAATCAACTGCTTTTTTACTGGCACCTGCATCCGGAGCAACGATATAACTGTAATTAGCTAATCCAAGAATTCCTAATCTAGAAGCCAATGGGAATGCAAAAGTAGATTGAGCTCGTTCTACAACATTATCTAATAATGCAGTAGCAACTGTGCTATGAGCATCTGTTACATGTACTCGAGAATAACCCTGGGAATTAATTAAATTTGCAAAAATTTTAAGTGAAAATGAATCGCCTAGATTACAAACTCTATCCTGACGAGCATATGGAATATAAGGTAACACCAATTCAATTGTTTTAATTCCCAGTCGTTTTAATGCATCAGTTACTAACAACAACCGCATTAATTCGCTAGAACTATCAATTCTTGCTAGAATTTCTACTGAGGAACTAACAATAGCTGGCGAGGGTAATACAACATTAACATGTTCTTCTCCACCAGAGAACGTATGAAATTTAATTTCTACAAAATTTTCTTGCTGTTTTACAATAATCATTATTAATCCTCGAATTTCATTAAAAATTTATTAGAAATTGCTTTAAAGTGGACGCGTGTATCGGTAATACATTTAAATACCAAACCTTCTCGTTCAGTTTTAACATTTAATTCACTTTTGCTTTCAGCTAATTGTAATAGACTATCAATAGTTTGATTTTCAAGAGTCATTGTACCTAGAACTGGAACGTGTTTCAAACCTAATTTCTCACACAATTCTAATCGTTCTGCTGATGATAGATATTCACCCTTATCAATATCATAAATGGTAAACACATAGAAATCAATATCATTTAATTTATATTTGTTACCTTGAATTCCCACGCCACACAATTCACCTTGAATTGCAATATTTCTATCTAGAGCAGTTAATTTTTCTTCAAGAGTATATTTTCTAGCAGCACCCCAAAAAGAATTACCTTCAGTTTCTTTTAATTGTAGGTTACGAGAACAAACGCCAAATTCAGCAATAAAATCATCTGCGTCAGTCATAGCATTATTTCTAAAGAATACAGTCATAGATGAGCCATCTAATTTTTCAGAAATTTCCCATTGATCATCCGATT